TTTACAATTGGTTGTGTATATTCTCCTTTGTCTGCCGGAGCTTAGGTGCTGTTACGGCTGTTAAGTTAGTTGAGTGCTTCACTTTTAAGCTATTGATATTGCTCAATATGTCAAACACTCTGCCACAATCATTATTTTCGAGCGCAACCGATCGTTACATGTGCGCTTTGTTACGTTGATATGTTACAGATATAACGGTTCATTGTTATTGTTGTGTTACGACGTAACGTTACACCTGTAACATATCATCGTTACATACTCACACAAGTAAAACATTTATTTACTCTTGTGAGTAATAATCAATAGGCTCTATAACGTAAACGATGGATGCGAGCTCCGATGACAGATTGACTGGTTTCACGTGTATGAGTTTCGCTCGGCCAGTGAAGTTGGCGTTTCTTAAAGTGTTCTTTGAGCCACTGTTCTAGATTGAAAGAAGCCCCACATGTACACTGATATTTCATTTTTATTCTCCCCACAAAGCCGCGCGACCGCTTGTCGCTGGACCTACGATTGCGCGTGCTTTCTTGGTCTGCTTTGGGGGCTTCTGCGCTTTATAGCGCTTGATCTTGTGCCCTTTCGCGAGAAATGCCTCGACGAGGCGCTGTATTTCTTCTTGTGTCATTTTCTGCACTCCGGAGTAAGAACCGAGCGTGCAAACATGAAAGCATGAATAGGGCGAGCCGCTCGCATGTGCTAACCGGCTCATTAAGCCGATTGCACATGTGAACGGCTCGCCCTTAGTATCATGCTAGGTTTGCTAGACCTACATGGGTTCCCTTTTCCCCTCGGCTCCCCCGAGACGCACCGTTACTAGTAACAACGCTTGCCATTATTCCTCCCCGCGAGAACTTCCCCATTTGGGTACTATTCGCAAGGCGCAAGCGTACTAGTCGCTGTTGCCTATCTCGAAAGCTCACGCCAGCGGTCCTGTTAGCCTTGAACCATGTCTCGCATCACAACGCAAGCGCGTGATACTGCCCATGACAGGCATAGAACGTCTGACACGTGAACTCCGAACGCGCAAACCACGCGCGTTCGACGGACCCGGCCGCTCAGAGCGGGCGATCTTCCATGCGCCTCATCGGCGCGGAGCGTTCCTGCACTATAGCCACAGCGGGATTACTCGGGGAGTAAGACAGGCCGGGGCGGTATAATGGCCAAGCCGGGAGCCTCGACGCGCGCGCGTTTAGGTACTTACGAGTTATACCCAAAAGAAAAAATAATTTCACCCCTACACCCTAAAAAATCCCCCTCCTAAAAAATCCTCGGCCCCCCTAAAATTTCTTCCTGCCACTTATAAAACATGTAAACGTGCCAGCAGTGTAAGCCATCAAGCACGCAAGCATGTAAATACCATTGCACAGGACTATACCTCATCAAATACAACCCCAGGTTGCTTGACATTTCATGACAGTTGTATTATAATATCATAATGCTCACACCTTGTCAACTAACGTCATTGCGAGCAGTGATAACTGCGTGGCAACCCTCTTCTGCCGCCCTTACCCTGGGAGTAAACCTATGTTCATAATAGAAGCAATAAAATATATACATGCATCACCTACATTTTTCAGTTATCCGATTACTCCTGGATCTTATATTGTTATTAGTCCAGTTCAGACTATGTTTGGTCCATTTAAAGATAAACCGATAGATGAGTGGCTAGAAGAAAAATTAAAAGAATATGATGTGCTGATCCTACATTCTCTTCTGCCGCCCTTACCCATAGAGTAATATGAAACCACAGTTTTACAGCGGGCAGACCCGTAGTTTTATATATAATGCACCACCGACGATTAGTCGGTTCATGCAGTCTAAGTCGTTTGGGCGTCTTATTGCTGGTCCAGTCGGATCAGGCAAAACGACAGGAGCCATAGTAGATCTAACCAAACACATGAAACAACAGATGCCTGCGTTTATAGATCCTATTAGACCCAACAATCCAAGAAGGTTTACGCGCTATGCGATTATACGTCAAACCCTCAAGCAACTCAAAGATACAGTCCTCAAAGACGTATTATCGCGTTTCGCGCTTATCGCAGATTGGCGCGTATCGGAGAGCACGTTGTATTTCCGTGAAGGAGATGTACACTCCGAATGGCTCTTCGTGCCGCTTGATGAACCAGAGGATAAAAAACGTCTCCTCTCGACAAATCTTACAGCGGCGTTTGTTAATGAGTGCATTGAAGTTGACATTGACTTAATGTCAGACATAGCTGGTAGGTGTGGGCGTTATCCTAATGAGGAACTTGGAGTTCCCACGTGGAAAGGTATAATCTGCGATACAAATATGCCTGTAGATATGACACCCTGGGCTAAATTTATCAAGCGTGGACTATTAGGTGAAGTACCTGAATGGGAGTTTTTTAAGCAACCTGGTGGTCGTCATCAAGATGCAGAGAACTTAGAGCATCTAGAGCAAACGCCTGACACTATATTACTCTCAGAGTTACCAGGTGTCACATCACCACAAAACAAGACAGGACGAACTGACTTAGAAGTAAGACGGGAGCAAGGGAGGAAATATTATGAGCGATTGGTTGCTACTGGCACTTCTGACTATATTAGGCGTTATGTTGATGCTGAGTTTGGGACCGATCCTTCTGGGTCGGCAGTCTACGGGGAGAGTTTTGTTTATTCATTCCATATTTCTAAGTATATTAATCCTGTTGATGATCGTATGCTTATCATCGGACAAGACTTTGGCCGCAACCCTGGATGTATCATCACACAACTCACAAATCGAGGGGTCTTGCTCGTTCTTGCCGAAATCGCTTCCTACAGCATGGGACTACACCAGCATGTTGAAGAGCGACTTAAACCACTTCTTGCAACTCCACGCTTTGCCGGACGAAGGTTCATCATCGTGGGTGATCCAGCGGGTATTGCACGGTCCAGTCTGTTTGAAATAAATGAGTTTAATCTATTACACAATTTAGGGATGCCAGCCATCCCTGCCGTTACTAATGACGTGCAGGTACGCATAGGTAGCGTTGAGTCATGCTTCTTAAGGTCTGTACGGGGTGAGGCAGCTATACAGATAGATGAGAATGCATGTCCAGTATTACTTGAAGGGCTGATAGGTGCTTATAGGTATCCTAAGAATAAACTTGAGATAGACAAACCTAACCCTGAGAAGGATACACCATGGTCACATGTACAGGACGCGCTACAATATGCAGCAATGACAGCCGTAAATCCAGAAGCATATGCATTCGCATATAACCATACTAAAATACGTGAGCGTAAACCACGACCACGGTTCACATCAAAAGCATGGACGTAACTCATGACCACTAAAGTTTACGAACTCGAATGGATACGGGTTAGGAGAGATTATGAAAAAGAAGTATGGGCGGCATATAGTAAAGATAAAGCGCGCATGTATACCGTCTTTCAAAACTACGATATGAATACTCATTCTCACGATCCATGGATGGTTGCATGGGCACATACTAAGAACAGATATGAGTTACAGCACGAGCAGTATAAATTCATGAATAGGTGGGAGGCACAGAATTTTGCTGAACTCCTAGAATCGACACAAAAAGTCGATGAAGCAAAAATTGCGGCAGAGAATAAAGAGCGACATTTCTCTGCCGGTCGAGAATGGCGTAATATAGGGGTAATTAACAATAAGAAAGTACTTGTATCTGTGTCAGAAGATCAGAAGTCAGCGTTTGCTATTATGTATGACTATAGTAACAGAAGAGCTGGATGGACGTTATCTAGACGTATTTGGGAGTCAGCAGGCAAGAAGGGAGTATTAGAATTAACTATTAAAAAACTAGGCAGTTACTCGACACTGCAAGCAGCGCAACATGCGGTCATGCAGTTAAACTAATATTAATTATAATTCCTCAAACTCTCCTGAGAATATAATAGAGATAGGAGGTAGGTCATGGATATCGTGAATTTCGTTCTCTATGGTTTCGTTGTTTGGGCTATCATCCTCGCTATCCTTTTCGCCATAGGTTCCTTCAAGAATAGATGGCCCGATTGATAAATTCTCGCTATTACCCCCAGAGTAATTAATCTGTAAATTAAAGACATTACCAGTCGCACCACCTGCGACAGAGACAGGAGGCTCAAGAGCACCTAAACCTGCGATACGACTAATTGCTTCAAATGCCTTCGTCTTAGAGCTTAATGGTTCATCAACAGAATCACGCGCTAAGAAAAACAATTTTAACATAAACTCTTCCGTTATCGCTGCCGCTTTCAGCTTCACACGCTTATGTGTGTTCGTCGCTCCTTGCCACTCCGTATTAGCGACAGTCAACGCTTCTTTAAATGAACGGGTTTGTGATATCTTTAGATAGTCTTCTTTTGTAATATCGAGGAACTTAAGAATATCATCTAACTCAATGATATCTTTGGCTAACTCTGTTACCAAGTAACGAACTTTATGTTCTTCCATTTCTACGTAACTCTCATGTAGTCACAAAAAAGCCATAATTCTGTCTTAATTTAACCATAATCATATGCCACAATTATGGCGAAAATATGATGTACAGCACATTTAGAGTTCGTAAATTACTCTAGGGGTAATCGTGACGTAAGTGGCGAGTGGAGTGCTACGGGTTATCGGTGGTCAGGACACCGAGCAACAAGTGCGACGGCAAAACGCTGCACGAGCACAATCTCTTCTGCCGCCAGCTAGTGAGTTAACCGGACTCGCTGGTTTTGTAACAGATCAATTTATCTTGATGCGGAGACACCGTGACAATGTAGTTGCGGGATGGTCACAACGTCTCTTGCGCGCGTTACGTGCATATAATGGTGTATATGAGAATGACGTTCTTGAAGAGATAAAGAAATTTGGTGGATCACAGGTATATGCACGCATAGTAGCAGTAAAGTGTCGCGGTACAACTTCGCTTCTACGTGATGTATATTTAGGGCCAGAAAGACCTTGGGCATTGGACCCAAATCCTGATCCTGACATACCACCTGAAATCTCAAGTGCTATTGACCAACTAATACAGACGGAAATACAAGGCGCGGTACAAGCGCATATACAAGGACTTCATTTACAGAATGCGCACGCTGCGGGCGTCAGCGCGATGCAGCAAAATGAAGTTGGGGATACTCCTGTTGTCTCACACGCGCAAGCGCCACCTGCGCCTCCGCCTCCACCCCCGTTACCTGATGCTAATGCTATACGAGATAGGTTTACAGAGCTTGAGACAGCAGCTAGAGATGCGGCAAAGCGTAATGCAGCAGCTAAAACGAAAATAGCTGAGGACAAAATCCAGGCTTTATTGGCGGAAGGTGGGTTTTATACTGCACTTGCAGAATTTCTCGTGGATTTACCCATCTTCCCTTATGCTGTTATAAAAGGTCCAGAGGTACGGATAAAGACTACGGTTGAGTGGACTAAAAGTATTACTCCTGGGGTTACACCTAAACCAGTCACTATTAATAAACCAGTTCTTTGTTGGGAGCGTGCATCTCCTTTTGATATTTATTGGACTCCTGGCGTCAATAAAATTGAGGACGCTAGTATAATAGAACGCACACGTGTAACACGTAAGGAACTAAATGATCTCCTCGATTTACCA